AACAAGGCTATATTACTGATGGGAGAAGTTCACAGGTCAGAAAGCTGTCAAATTGAACTGAGGTGATTAAATGGCAAAAAGAGGTAGACCAAAAAAAGAAATTGACCAGAAGGAATTTGAAAAGCTTTGCGGTCTGCAATGCACATTAGAGGAAATGTGTAGCTTTTTTGACTGTGATAATAAAACCTTAGAAAAATGGTGTGTAAGAACTTATAAAAAGAATTTTTCCGAGATTTTTGCGGTAAAAAGAGGAATTGGAAAGATAAGTCTCAGGAGAGCAGGCTTTGAACTTGCAAAGAAAAATCCTGCGGTGCATATCTTTTACTGTAAGAATTATCTTGGTATGACCGACAAACAAGAAGTAGTACAGGAAACCAAACTCGCAGTAACAGACAACTTCCTTGATGCTCTTAGCGATTCCGCAGCTGAGGACTGGGAGGAGAATGAAGAAGATGAAACAGTCGAAGATAGCAGCGTTTAAATATTATCCGTTTTCCAAAAAACAGCGCAAAGTGCTGAGTTGGTGGACGGACAAATCACCTGTCAAGGATGCAGACGGCATTATTGCTGACGGTGCTATTCGTAGCGGTAAGTCGTTGTCAATGTCCTTATCCTTTGCATTATGGGCTATGAACAGCTTTGACGGTCAGAATTTTGCAATGTGCGGTAAAACGGTCGGCTCTTTCCGAAGAAACGTTTTATTCTGGCTGAAAATCATGCTCAAAGGCAGAGGATATGATGTACAGGACAGCCGAAGTGAAAACCTTTGCACTGTAACGGACGGAGAGAAAACCAATTACTTTTACATATTCGGCGGTAAAGACGAACGCTCACAAGATCTGATTCAAGGTATAACTTTAGCAGGCATATTCCTTGATGAAGTCGCTCTTATGCCTGAGAGTTTTGTAAATCAGGCAACAGGACGATGCTCCGTTGACGGTTCAAAGATGTGGTTCAACTGTAACCCCTCTTTTCCCTCACACTGGTTCAAGACAAAGTGGATAGATCAGGCAAAGACTAAAAATCTGCTTTATCTTCATTTTGGCATGGACGATAATCTCAGCTTGTCAGAGAAAACAAAAGCACGATACAGGACAATGTATTCGGGAGTATTCTTTGACAGGTTCGTCCTCGGCTTATGGGTACTTGCAGAGGGTATCATCTATCCGATGTACAAAGAAGCCATTGAAAAGCCGCCTGACGGACGAGCGGAACGATACTGCATATCTATTGACTACGGTACACAAAACGCTTTCTCCGTGTCTCTGTGGGGCAAATATGACAATGTGTGGTATATCGTTGACGAGTATTATTATTCAGGACGTGAAACAGGTGTGCAGAAAACAGATACCGAGTATGGAGATGATCTTGACAAGTTCCTTGATGAGCATCAGGTTGATGGAATGGTTTATACAATCATAGATCCTTCCGCAGCTTCGTTTATAACCCTGCTCCGTAAGAAATCACGATACAGGGTAAAGAAAGCAAAGAATGACGTTTCTAACGGTATCCGTGATACAGCAGTAGCATTGAAAAAAGGGCTGATTAAGGTATCACCTGTATGCAAGCGAACTATTGAAGAATTCGGCGGCTATGTTTGGGATGATACAGAAGCAGAGGACAGACCTGTAAAAGTTAACGATCACTGTCTAACGGCTGATACTATGGTTATGACAGAATCAGGAGAAAAGCCTATACCTGAATTAATCGGCACAAAAGGCAGAGTATGGAGTTACAACACCGAAACAGGAACAAAAGAACTCAAACCTTATTCTGATTGTCGGTTAACTCAGAAGCAAGCGAAGATTTTTAAAATAAAACTCTCGGACGGTAGGTTTATAAGATGCACAGAAGATCATCCGATATTAACTGAAAGAGGTTATATAAAGGCGAAAGACCTTAATTCTACTGATAGAATTATTGATATATCGTGAGGTGTTATAATGCAGTTGATATTATATAGCGAAGATCACATGACAGCCTTTTTCGATAATTACAAGTTCAAAAAGGATAAAAACACAGGATATTATCTTTCATCAAAGCTTATAAACGGAAAGCGCAAAAGGCTTCATGTTTATGTATGGGAATACTTCAACGGATTTGTTGAACAAGGATATCAAATTCATCATAAAGACCACAACAAAGATAACAACGAGATTGAAAACTTATAGCATTACGCAAGGAAGATCATCAAAAACTGCACAAAGAAGAAATGACGGAAGAAACCAAAGAAAAGCTAAGAGATAATATGCATGAAAAAGCATTGCCTAAAGCTATTGAGTGGCATAAATCCGAAGCAGGCAGAGCGTGGCATAAAGAAAACTATGAAAAGCACAAAGACAGCATACATAAAACAGCAGAATATGTATGTGAAGTTTGCGGAAAGAAGTTTACAACTTCAAAGAATTCTCGAACGTGTTTTTGCTCAAATAATTGTAAATCAGCTTACAGGAGAAAATCAGGAGTTGATAACATTGAAACAGAATGTAAATACTGCAAAGGAAAATTCTTTACAAACAAATACTCGCCTGCAAAGTACTGTGAAAAGCATAGGGATAGAATCTGTAGAGTTTGACGGAATAGAAGATGTTTACAATATGGAAGTTGAAGATAATCATAACTTTGCTGTAAACGGTGGACTAATCGTTCATAACTGTATGGACAATATCAGGTATTTCGTGGCAACAACAGGACTGGCAAAAGAAAAGACACAGTATCAAGCCATTTTGTGATAATATGGGGATTTTATGAAAGAGGGTGTTTGAAACGCTTACACATAACGATCTGCTCA